GCGTCCACGTCCTCGGGACGAAGACGGAAAACGCAATCCTGCGGATAGACCTGTCTTGGGATTATTCGAACGCATTCAACGCTGGATTCGCGACAAGCTCCTTATCGGATTGCTTGTGATTGGAGCATTCGCCGCGGGCGTCCTTTTCGGACGATCAGGACGAAAACTTCTGCCTGTGTAGCATGCGTCCTTTCAAAGTTGTTGTCTTTCGTCTCTATGCTCTAGGACACAAGTCTGCACTATGTTTCATTGGATTGGATACTTGCTGTGTTGCTATTTGTCAGCGGATCTTTTGGCTGGCTTCTGGCATTGGTGGGAAGATCGTTACGCGGATGTGAAGTGGCCACTGATCGGCGATTGGATTGCCAAGCCCAATCAGCTGCATCATGACCAGCCTTTGGCATTCCTAGATCAAGGTTATTGGTCTCGCAACTCAACAACGATCATTCCCGCAGCGATCGCGTTCTTGCTAACGGTACCGCATCCAATCTGTGGAGTATTTGTGTTTGTGAGTCAAGCAAACGAGATTCACGCCTGGGCTCATAGCAAGGGAAAGGTCGCCTCATGGATCGACGCACTGCAATCGATAGGTTTGTTGCAATCTCCAAAGCATCACGCACAACATCACGTTGATCCATTTGAATCGAAGTACTGCGTGATGACTGACCTGCTCAATCCACTGCTTGATCGACTCAAGTTCTGGCGACGATTGGAGTGGATTGTTGAGCGAACGCTGGGAGTTGTTCCAAACAAATGAGCGATTTACTGAAGAACGGCCAGGAGTGGCTTGCCTCAAAACTCACCCAACACGCATCTCGTCAGGTCGTATATCGCCGAGGAGAGCTGGGGGCCACTCTCCAAGCAACGATTGGCAAGTCGATGTACGACCAGGACGATGGCGAAGGCATTGTGACTCGCAGCCAAGTCCGTGATTTTCTGATCGATACCTATGCCCTACTTTCCTCGATTATCGGAACGTTGCCACGCCGCGGTGACACCATCGTGGAGATCGATGGCGACCACACCTTCATCTTTGAAGTGATGGCCCTTGGTGGCGACCCACCTTGGCGCTACAGCGACCCATTCCGTTTGAAACTCCGCATCCACACCAAACAAATCGAATCCCATCCGTCATGACGACAGTTTTACAAGTTGCCGATAGTGTCACCGCCCAGCTCAATGCCGCTGAGTTCGATTTTGACTTCGTTGCCGAGCGGATGTACGTTCCCAACTTCGACCTCGAAGACATGAAAGAACTCCGCGTGACCGTTGTGCCTCGCGATGTTGAGCTATTCCCTCACGACCGCGCCCACAACAAGTACCACTGCCGGGTTGATGTCGCGGTGCAGAAGAAGTTTTCGAAGGGAACCAACGAGGAGATCGATCCGCTGGTTGATCTTGTGGAAAAAATTGCCGACGAGTTTCGCTTGAAAAGGCTCGATTCATTTCAAGCCGCTCGCTGCGTGAAGGCCGAGCATGCCGTTCTGTACTCCAGCGAACACTGGGAACAACTGCGTCAGTTTACAAGCTTGTTGACCCTAACCTTTGAACTGGCGCGATGATCAAGATCACGGTCCGAACTCAATTCGATAAGCGAAAGCTCAAGAAGAAGGCGGAAACAGCAACCTTCACTTCTCTGAGCGAGGCCGGCGGTGCAGTTCGAAAGACAGCCAAGCGGAGCATTCGGAAATGTAAAAAGGCATCCAAGCCCGGGAGCCCGCCGCACACGCAAACAGGCATGCTCAAGCGAGTGATTCGGTACGACGTCACCAACAACCGAACCGTTGTCGCAATCGGTCCTGTGAACGAGATCGCTGGACGGATTTGGAACTTGCATGAATTCGGTGGCGTGGCAACCAAGCGTCGAAAGCTCAAGCCGCATCGATTCAAGGTTGGCGAGCATGGTCCCATCCGTGCCATACAACACGGAAGCAAGACCAAGTTTGCGAGGATCGAACTGCGATCTGCGGCGCAAGCCAACCGAGCAACTCGCTTGATTGTCGAGGAGAACGAACGGCGCAGTGACAACAAGCCTCGCCATTATCCCAAGCGACCATTCATGAAGCCGGCTCTGGAAGCCAATCGGAGTCGGCTCCCCACGTTCTGGGCCAACTCAGTCAAGTAAAAGTTCGTCAAAAGGAATCATTCACAATGCCAGAAGTAAGACTTGGTCTCGAAGCCGTCCTCACCATCGACGGTGCCGAGATCACCAACGTCAAGGATTTGACCGTCAGCCTCGAGAAGGCCGAAGCGGATGCCAGTACTCGCGCGAACAACGGTTGGCGTGCGACTGTGGGAACGCTTAAGGACGCATCCATCGAGTTCACGGTCCTCAATAAAGAGGGTGACTCTGCTTTTGGCATGCTTCAAGGCCTATGGAGTTCAGGTGATCCGTGTGATGTCGGTATTAGCGATGCCGGTGGAACGCTCACTCTGACTTGCGAAGTTATGACCTTCAATGTCAACCAGAACTTGGAGGAGGTCATTTCGGCTGATGTGACTCTCAAACCAACGCAATCGACTAGCGGTGGCGGAATGAACGTGGGAGCTGGCTTGGCTGGTCCTTGATCGCAATCGTACAAGTTTGGTTTGACGGATTCTTAGTACTCAGGGAGGCATCATGCAGAAGTTTGTAGACCGCGCCGGGCGCATTTGGATTGTCGATATCGATAACACGACGCTGCGCCGCGTAAAGGCTCTTACTGGTGTGCATCTGCTTGAAACGATCGACGGTGATTTGATCACGCGACTTTCGACTGATCCGTTGCTGCTCGGCGATGTACTGTTCGCGATCTGTAAACCGCAAGCCGACAAGCAAGAGATCACCGACGAATCGTTCGGTGAAGGGTTGGCCGGCAATGCGATTGATGATGCAACTGGTGCCTTACTAGAAGCGCTCCTCAATTACTTCCCGGAGTCACGACGCCGTCTTCTGCGGAAGGCGGCCGAGAAACAGAAGATGATCGAGACGCGAGGACTGATTGCGATCGAGAAGCGGCTGGACGATCCGAACCTGGTCGACAAGATCGTCGAAGATCTCGAACGCAAGCTCGCTGTGCCGAGCTGGAACGACTCATCACCCGAGTCGCCGGCATCGTCGGGGTCGACCCAGGTCCCCTAACACTTCGCCAACTCGTGCTGATGGCAGAAGCTAAACGCCAGCACGACTGGAATGTTGCCAGCACGATTATGGCGCTGATGGCCGAGATGAATCGAGATCGTAAGAGACGTCGCAAGCCATTCAGGCCCGACGACTTCAATCCTTACGCCAATCAGAAACCGATGGTTACCCGCGGCACTGTTGAGCAGGCTGCTGCAATGCTCGGCGCAAGTTACAAACCGAAATTGCCGGAGTCGCCATGTCCCAAGTTAAAGCCGGAGGAGCCTACGTCGAGCTGACTGCGCGAAGCGCCCAGTTTCTCAAGGGGCTCGAGGCTGCGCAAAAGCGACTGCAATCATTTGGTGCGTCGGCCAGATTGGTCGGCACCAAGCTTATGGGGCTTGGTGTCGCTGCAGCGGCCCCAGTGGCTGGAAGTCTCGCAGTGTATACAAGTTTCGACGATGCCATCCGAGCCGCCGGCGCTGCCGCGAACGCGACTGGTGCAGCATTCGAATCCTTGCGTAATACTGCCAAACAATTGGGGGCTACGACTAGCTTCTCTGCCAGCGAAGTTTCCTCTCTGATGACCGAACTTGGTCGCGCGGGGTTCTCACCCAAGCAAATCGAGGAGATGACACTGGCGGTTATGAACCTCGCTCGCGCCACTGGAACCGATGCAACACTCAGCTCGGGAATCATGGCAGCTACTATTCGCCAATTCTCCATGGAAGCCACCGATGCAGTACGAGTGGCCGATGGTCTCACAGCCGCCGCTAACAAGTCATTCAACTCGGTAGAGTCACTGGGTGAAGCGTTGTCATACGCAGGTCCGGTAGCAGCCGACGCCAACATGAGTCTCGAAGAAACGCTCGCCATCCTTGGAACGCTTGGTAACCTCGGGATTCAAGGTAGCGAAGCTGGTACTGCGCTGCGTCGATTGCTGACACTCAGTGCCGCCGAATCCGAAAAGTTCATGAAGGTCTTTGGAGTCGCCACCAAAGACGCACAAGGCAACGCTCGCAATCTTGTGGACATCCTCGGTGAAGTCTCTGCAGCAACCGCGAACATGGGAACGGGCGATCGGGCCGAAGCATTTAACGAAGTCTTCGGATTGCTTGGCATTACGAGTGCTTCGGCTATCGGCAAGACCGTTACTGATACACGTCAACTTCTGACCGAGCTTCAGAACGCTGGTGGTATCGCAGCCAAGACTGCCGCTGACATGGACGCGGGAATCGGCGGTGCGTTTCGGATCTTAAAGAGTTCTGTGGAAGGCGTCGCGATCGCCATCGGTGAGGCTCTTGATACGTCTGTTAGTTCGATGATGAAATCGATCTCAAGAGCTCTTTCGGGACTCACCGAATGGATTGGCAAAAACCAGGAGGTGGTCAAGAAGGTTGCTCTCATCGTTGCTGGCGTGGTTGGCGTCGGCGCAGCATTCATCGGAATTGGTAGCGCGGCCGGCGTGGCTGCGTTCGCGGTCGGTGGAGTCGCTTCGATGTTCTCGCTTGTGGGAACTGCGATCGGT